CGAAGAAGGAGGCAACGGAGCTGGGCGAGGCCCTGGCTGAGGTTGACCTGCAGTACAACGACCTGTTCAAGCTGATCGCGGACGTAGGAAAGAAGGATCCGAAGGCGGCCAAGCTGCTGGGTGAGCGTGCCGAGGAGGCCGCGGCCCGCGTCAAGGCCGCAGTGACTGCCCAGGGCGAGCTGAAGGAGGCCCAGGACAAGCTCGGCGCGCTGCAGGCGCAGCGTGACGCCAACCTAGAGCTGGCCAAGGCCCGGGCCGCCCTCGACCCCGCCAAGCGCACGGAGCTGCAGAGCACCCTCAACACCCTCACCACGGAGGCCGCGCCAGCCATTGCCTCCCAGGCCGACGAGGTGAGCAAGCTCGCCCTGGCGCTCAAAAAGCAGACCCTCGCTACCCAGGCAGCCACCACCGCGGCCCGCGAGCGCGCGGCGGCGAGCCCCGAGGCGGCAGCCACTGCCGAGCTGGACACGCAGCAGGCCAAGATCCAGGGCTTGCTGGCCGAGCGTGACGCGCGCATGGCCATCGTGGCAGCCAAGCAAGAGCAGGGCGTCATCGGCGAGGTCGAGGCCGACCAGCAGCGTGTGGTGCTCATGACCGAGTACCGCGACCGGCTCATCGAGGCCGCTGCCAGCGCGCAGGCGCTCGCACTGCAACTGGGCGACCCGGCCACCGCAGCCAACATGGAAGCGCTGGGCCAGAAGTTTCAGGTGGTCGATGAGAAGGCGGTGGCCATCGCCAACAGCCTCAAGGGCCAAGTTGTGGAAGGGCTCACCGATGTCGGCATGGCCTTCACCAAGTACCTGGGAGATGCCCTCACGAACACGGAAGGCGCCTTTGTGGGATTGCGGGAGACCTTCAAGAGCTTCGTGCGGGAGTTCCTGACCGGCATCGCCCGCATGATCATCCAGCAGCAGGCGCTCATTGCCGTGCAGGCGATCAGCAAGGCATTCATGGGTGGGGGTGGTGCTGGGACGCAGGGCTTGCCCCAACTGCTCGGCAACGCCGGCGGCTACGCGATGCAGCACAACGGCGGTGTCGTCGGCGCCAGCCGGTCAGGCACTGCCCGAGGCCCCGCCGCCTGGTTTGCCAACGCCGACCGATATCACTCTGGCGGCCTGCCAGGGCTCAAGGCGGACGAGATCCCCACCATCCTCCAGAAGGGTGAAGAGGTGCTGGCGCGCAACAGTGCTCGCAACGTGCTCAACGGCGGCGCGCAGCAACGCGGCCAGGACATCAAGATCATCAACACCATCGACCCGGGCGAGGTGGCCAGCGCCGGCCTGGGCACGCAAGCCGGCCAGCGCGCCCTCATCAACGCGATGTCGCTCAACCGCACCACCATCAAGAAGGTTCTCGGATGACCCCCTTCAAGCCCTGGGGCACGCCCCCTTCCGACCCGAACAACGCCGCGTGCATCCTGCCGTTCGAGCCCAACTGGTCGACCCCCGTGCAGGAGACGCTGGCCTGGAAGATGGCCCCGATGCTCTCCCAGGCCGGCAACGAGCAGCGTCGCTCGCTGCGGCGCGAGCCGCGCCAGTCGATCGAGTTCACCACCCTCGTGCGGCCCGACGAGATGCCGCTGCTGCAGAGCATCCTGTGGGGATGGGCCGGCGGTACGTTCGCGGTGCCGCTGTGGTACGGCAAGAGCACGCTGGCCAGCCAGGGCACCGCCGGCGCGAGCGCGGTGCTCCTGGCCGACAGCCCCGAGACGCTGTTCCAGGCCGGCGGCTGGGCGCTGCTGTGGTCGGGCACGCGCAGTGTGGAAGCCGTGCCGGTGGCCAGCATCACGGGCAACACGCTCACCTTGGGCGCCGCGTTGGCAGCCACGTGGGCTGAGGGCACCACCATCGCGCCGCTGCAGTTCATGCAACTGCAGGACAGCCAGAGCTACACCCCGGTGACAGACGGCGTGGCGCAGGTGGCCTGGGTGTTCGAACAAGTACCCGGCCACGCGCCGAGCCTGGAACAGTGGGCCGCCAGCACCTGGTCAGAAACCTTCCCCACCGGTGCCAGTGCGGCCGAGCCACGCAACCACTTCTTCGCCTTCCCGCACAACTGGGCCGGCTCGCCGCAGGTGACCGTGGTGACGCAGGCCAACGTGTTCGACCCGGGCCTGAGCGTGATCTCGCGCCGGCGATCGGTTGACCGGCCGACCCCGAGCTGGGCGCTGGACACCGTGCTCGACTCGCGCGCCAGCACTGCCTCCCTGCGCAAGTTCTTGGCTGCGCACGCGGGGTCGGCCGTGGGCTTCTGGGCGGCGAGCCCGGTCAGCGACATCACACTGACAGCCGACATCTCGAGCGCCACACTGGCGGTGGTGGACAACGGCCAAGCCACCATGCCGAGTGTGCTGCGCACGGGGCTGGTGGTGACACACGAGGATGGAAGCAGCACGCGGGAGCTGGTCGAACTGCTTGGTGCCGCCAGCATCACACTGGCGCGTGAGCCCGCAGGTGCTGCGCTGGCCGGTGTGACTCGCGCTGGCTGGGCCACACACGCTCGCTTGGCCGTGGACGCGATCACCATCGAGCATCTGACCGATCGGGTGGCCACGTGCCGGTTGCCGGTGGTGGCTGTGGCCACTCCAGCACTGTTCGGCGCCACCGGCCCGCAGCCACAACTGCTGCTGCACTTCGACGGAGACCTGCTTGACGCCGTGAACAACGTGACCTTCGACGGCAGCACGGGCTTCTCCACCAGCGCGGTGTCAGGCTTCGGTCAGATGGCAACCGCCAGCGGTGCGGCGCAGATCCACGGCACGTCGGTCTCCAGCCTGGCGATCGGCACGCAGGCCTTCACCATCGAGGGCCGGAGTGTGTTCTCCGGGGCGCAAACCGGCGGCACCGTGCTGGCCAAAAACTACTGGGCCGCGCCGCCTGGGGGGACGTTGTTCAAGGACGACTTCTCGGTCGTGGTCACCCCTACCCAGATCTCGATGGGGTGGACGGGCCAACTGGGAGACTTCAATGCCTCCATATCGACCACCGGCGGCGTGCCATTCACCTGGGCCATCAGTGACGACGGCACGGCGATGCGCTTCTACCTGAACGGCACGCTGATCGAAACCCGCACCTCCGTGGCCGCAGCGTCGCCCCCGCCTCCGGTCACATCAGGCAGTGGGCTGACCCTGCTGGCCAAACTGCAAGGGTTTGCTGGAGAGGCACCCAACTGGACCAGTGGCTACAACGGCGCCCTGGACGAGCTGGTCATGTGGGTTGGCGTGGCGCGCTACACCGGGTCGAGCTACACCGTGCGCGCAACGCCCTACGCTTACACTGCCTGACCATGAGCCATGCAACCTTTGAACTGAGCGTTGACGCCGCGGCGCCGGTCGAACTGTACGACTTCACCATCCCAGGCACGGTGCTCTCGTGGCGCTACTGCACGGACACCGTGCCCCTCACGGTCGGTGGTGCCGAATACCTGCCCGAGGCCATCACGCGCTCGGCGGTCACGCGCACGATCAACGAGCCGTCGAGCGACATCACGATCGAGGTGGGGGACGAAAACCCGTTCGCGCTGGCGCTGTTCGCTGGTCTGACCTCGCGGCCGGTGGAGGTGCAGGTGCGCCAGTTCCATCGTGGCGACACCGAGCTGGTCAACGTGTTCACCGGCTACGCGGCGGGCGTGGCCTTCGATGATGCCAAGGCCACGATCAGTTGCGTGCCGCGGCTGGGGGTGGCGAGCCGCCGCCGCACGCCCTGGCAGACCTACCAGGCCACGTGCAACTGGCAGCTCTTCAGCGCGGGCTGCGGGCTCGACAAGGAAGACTTCGTGCTTGGCCCCTACTCACTGGGCAGTGGTGCGTTCGCCGGTGCGGTCATGACGATCCCCGGCACGCCGGCCACAGGCAACCTGAGCAACGGCTACGTCGAGCGCGTGGCTGACGGCGACCGGCGGTTCATCGAGCAGAACGTGGCCGGTGAGATTACCTTGCAGGGGGCTTTCCCAGGCGTGAGCGCCGCGGAGAATTGGAAGGTCTACCCCGGATGCCAGCGCACAGAAGCCGACTGCGCGGCGCGGTACAACAACATCGTGCACTTTCTTGGCTGGCCACGCCTGCCGGCGCTCAACCCCTTCGGGCGCTCGGCGTTCTACCTGGCGGGGGCCGAAGAAGCCGCGCCGCCGGCGGGGCAGGGCTGGGACTTCGACGGGGCGGGTGGTGGCTATCTCTTGAGCACAGCGACGCAGGATTTCACGCTCAACCAACCGTGGATGCAGTTCGACAACGAC